GTATGGAGTACGCTCGCTACGGCGAAGAGCACAAGGAAATCTACGAGACCGAGACTTCCGAGCGTTCGTTTGAAGAGGAAACCAAACTGTCTGGCTTCTCCGCCGCTCCGGTGAAGAACGAGGGCAGTGCGATTGCTTATGACAACGCGCAAGAGGCTTGGACGACTCGCTACACCCACGAAACCATTGCCCTGGGTTTCTCGATCACCGAAGAGGCGATTGAAGACAACCTGTATGACAGCCTGTCTGGCCGTTATACCAAGGCTCTGGCTCGTGCCATGGCTTACACCAAGCAGGTGAAAGCCGCTGCCGTGTTGAACAACGGTTTCTCCAGCACCTACCCCGGTGGTGATGGCGTTTCCCTGTTCAATGCGAACCACCCCCTGGTGTCGGGTGGCGTCAACAGCAACACTCCCGGTACTCAGGTTGACCTGAACGAGACTTCCCTGGAAGCCGCCGTTATTCAGATCGCAGCCTGGACCGACGAGCGTGGCCTGCTGATCGCAGCCAAGCCCAAGAAGATGATTGTTCCCCCGAGCCTGATGTTCGTTGCCAAGCGTCTGCTTGACACTGAACTGCGGGTTGCAACTGCTGATAACGACATCAACGCTATCAAGCAGATGGGCGCAATCCCCGACGGTTACACCGTCAACCACTGGCTGACTGACAACAATGCATGGTTCCTGACCACCGATGTTCCCAACGGCATGAAGCACTTTGTGCGGACCCCGTTGCAGAACTCGATGGACGGTGACTTTGACACTGGCAACGTCCGCTACAAGGCCCGCGAGCGTTATTCGTTCGGCTGGTCTGACCCCCTGGGCATGTGGGGTTCGTCGGGTTCGACCTGATGAGGTGTTGGCGGTGAGTAACCGCTAATCCGGACGGGGGCCTTGTGCCCCCGTTTCTTTTGCATTTAAACGCTTGCACGGCACGTTTAAATCAGATATATTGGCCTCATTCCGGGGTTTCCGGCGTTTCTGACAGTCCCGGCTGACGACAAGCAGACAGAGCGCCCACAGTTAACTCGCTTGTGAGGATCAAATGGCAAACACCACCTTCAACGGCCCAGTTCGGTCGCAAAACGGCTTTCAATCTATCACCACCAACAGCACCACTGGCGCTGTTACTGTGAACGCCACTTTTGGCGCGGCCACCAGTGTGACCGACCTAACGACCACAAATTTGGTCTTTACCGACCAAAACCACCCCACCACTGCCGCAATCAACGCTACGGCCACCGCCACCGCAGCAGAAGTTGCAACGGGTTACATCACCTCCACATCAGCGGCTCCAACGACCATTACGCTGCCCACGGGCACGGCGCTTGGTGCCGCTATTGGTGCGGTCAGAGGTACCGTTCTTGACCTGTACGTGGACAACACTGCTGGCGCATCGACCGTGACCATTGCTGTTGCTACCAACGGCATCTTGTCCAGCGCTGCTGCGGACACTCCCGGCTCGTTTGGCGACTTGACCATCGCATCTGGCGCTACTGGCCTTGCCCGGTTCACCATCATGTTCTCCAGTGCCACCGCCTACGTGTTTACCCGTACGGCTTAATAGGAGCGCATCATGACGATGCAGTATGACGTAAAGTCGAAACACATGACCTCTTCGGGCGTGGCGGTAAACTACCGAACACGCCTCAAGGGGGCCGTTGTGTCGGCAAACACTAGTGCGGCGGCGCGGCACACGGTGTTTGCAAACAATGTGATGCAAACGGGCACTTACGGGCGGTCTACGACCACTGTGACGGTGACTATCACCAATCATGGCCTCACTACTGGGGACCGCGTTTGGTTGGACTTTTCTGCTGGCACAGGTGGTACGGCAACGGATAACATCTATTCGGTCACGGTTTCAGATGCCAATACGTTCACGGTAACGGACTCTGCCAGTGGCACCATCACCGGGTCTCCTGCGGTGTCGATGTACGCTGACATTTTGATGGAAGCAGATTCGTACAACGCGACTGCGTTTCCTGTGGTGATTCCGGGCGAAGGAATTTTGGCCAAAGACGGTATTTTTGTTGGTTTGGTCGCAAACGTAACAACCACTTTGTTCTATGGCTAAGACCGCAGCATGGACTCGCAAGGAAGGCAAGAACCCCAAAGGCGGACTCAACGCCAAGGGGCGAGCCTCCTACAACAAAGCCAACCCTGGCAAGCCTGGGCTCAAGCCCCCGCAGCCCGAGGGCGGCTCACGCCGAGACTCTTTCTGCGCCCGCATGGAAGGCATGAAGAAGAAGCTGACCGGCGAGAAGGCCAAGAAAGACCCGAACAGTCGCATCAACAAAAGCTTGAGAGCTTGGAATTGCTGACATGAGCCAGAATCACGACACCGTCAAGAACGCGCTGGACATTGTTTCGGTGGTTGCAACCATTGGCTCGTTCTTGGAATTGCTCACGCCGGTATTTGGCCTGATTGGTGCGATCTGGACACTGATGCGCATCGCTGAGATGGTCTCTGGCAAGACGTTTGCGGAGCTGATCCGCCGAAAGAAAGCAGATGCCGAGCAAGAGTAAGGCGCAGCACAACTTGATGGCGATGGTTGCAAATAACCCATCTGCCGCCAAGCGCAAAGGAATCCCTCAGTCTGTCGGTCAGGAGTTCATGAAGGCAGACAAGGGTCGGAGGTTTGGTTCTGGCAACCGCGCAGATGCGCAGGTAATCAACAGGCCCAAAACCAATCAAGGCAAGATGGAACTTTTCTCAAGAGGTGGTGACATGAAAGAGTCGAAAGAGATGATGAAGAAGGAAGTGTCGTTCATGAAAAAGAAGGGTGCTCCAAAGTCCATGATCAAGCATGAGATGGCCGAGGCTGGCATGAAGAAAATGGCCAACGGCGGCATCACCAAAGCCAAGATGGGCGCTGTTCGCACTGCCGCTCCCAGCAAAGATGGTCTGGCCGCCAAAGGTAAGACCAAAGGCACCATGGTCAAGATGTCTGGAAGCAAGCCCCTGGGCATGAAAAAGGGCGGCTACGCCTGCTAATTGGAGGCCGACATGGCTAAAAGACGTATTCGCGCAGCAGAGCTTGCGGGTTTGGCCGCGCTTGGCGCTTTTGGTTACAACTTCTTTGGCCCAGGGCGCGACAAAAAGGCTGGGGAAAGACGTGCTGACGTAGAGTATCGAGGGACTGATCGTCCGCCCGCAGAAAGTGTTGCAGCCGCCCCAGCAGCCCCCGCAGTTTCGACGGCCCCACAAGCTCAAAGACCTGTGGCCAGCGTTGATGACGGCGACATTGGCCGGTTTGCGGATGTTGGGTCCAACTTTAACGAAACTGGACAACCGTACAATCCTGTTGGGTCGTCTGCCACTTATCGTCCGCGCCCTCGCCCTCCTTTTGTCGCCGACGATTCTCAGCGCAGGGCTAATGCCGCTGCTGATGCGATGTACGAAAATCGCGCGTCTGCTAATCGGCGCACCAGTGTTGATCCCACCACTCTAGAGGGATATGGTGTAAACGAAGTTGGTCGTGGCAGGGCTCCCGTCTCGCGTGTTAATGCAAGCGCCCGCCAATACAACCAAGACAGCCAAGGGAATCGAGCAGGAACTCAAGCTGATGGCGGCCCGCCAATCACAGAAGAAATGCGTCGAAACCCAGTCGCAAGGATTCCCGGTCAAGATGCCAGGGCACCTGAAGATGGTCGTCGCGTGACTGGCGGCAATATCTCAAGGAATCTTGCAAATATGGCGGCTGCCCTTGGTCCAACCAGGGCTGCCGGATTTGGTAATGCCGCAGTTGAGGCCGCAACTGCAAGGGGTGCCCTTCAAAGGGCTGCTGCTGCACGGGCGGAGCGAACAGAAGCTGCTCGTCGCGGTCAAACGCCAACCAACCTCACGAGCACAAAATCAAGTTCAACCGCCAGGACGAACGAAGCCTCCAAGCGGACAAGAAAGTTTGACGAAGACTCTGAGAACGTTGAGTTTAAACGTGGCGGGAAGACAAAGGCCATGCCAAAGAAGATGGCTTCTGGCGGCATGTCGTCTGCATCCAAACGCGCTGACGGCATTGCCTCCAAAGGCAAGACCAAGTGCAAAATGTACTAAGGGCAAACCATGTCAGAAAAACCCAGGAAACCCAAGCAAGTCTTGAACCCTGCTGAACAGCAAATGATTCAGGAGGAAAAGGACAAGCAGATGGCCCCCAAGCTGGAAAGTGCTTACAACAAGGCGCTGACCACCACGGTTCCCGCTCCCGCCCCGGTTGACAAAAAAGCCAAGGGTGGCGTCACTCGCGCCGACGGCTGCATCACTAAGGGCCACACCCGTGGCAAGATGGTGTAAATATGATGTCCAGCCGTGGCATGGGGGCCATCAACCCCAGCAAGATGCCCAAGAAGAAGGTCATCCATCGTAAGGATGACCCGAATACCGTGGACATGTACGCGGCTGGCGGCGAGGTGGAATCAAAATTTGAGCCGGTTAAACCAAACTATGGCATGAGAGCCATGGGTGGCTCTGGAGAGACTGGTTCCGGTGCTGGCGGACGGTTTACGGTTCAAAAAAATCTTGGCAAAGACCTTGACCTTGAGGCGTATCTGGAAGGTCAAGCGTTTAAACCAAAGGGTATGTCGCCTAAAGGTGAGATAACAGGTGGCGGAGTTAAATTGACCAAGAGGTTTGCCAAGGGTGGCAAGACAGAATCCAAGGTCAATCAGGCTGGTGTCTACACCAAGCCGGGTATGCGCAAGTCGCTGTTTGAGTCAATCAAGTCTCGGGCGGTGCAGGGCACAGGCGCAGGCCAATGGTCGGCCCGCAAGGCACAGTTATTGGCCAAGCAGTACAAAGCGAAAGGCGGTGGTTATCGTGGCTAAAAGAAAAGCTCTTGGAACACTTGCTGCCCTTGGTGCGCTTGGTGCCATAGGCGCGGCTGCGTCACGAGGGCGCTCGGCTTCAAATGGGCCCCGGAAATTGGTGCTTTCGGATAGTTCCGGTGGCAGGGAAGAAATCGACCCGTTTTACAGGGATGTCGCAGAGGACATAACCAGTAAGCCCTTAATGACCAGGGGAAAAACTGCGGCTCAAGTCGCAGAGATGGTAAGAAACCCCATTGGCCGTGAAGCGACAGATTCAGAAATGAGACGCATTGCCGATATGGCGGAGCAGCTTCGCGGCAAGAAGTATGCTCGCACCGCAGCAGGAGCGCCAATTTTTACGGCGGACGGGGATGCCGTGCAGTTTGGTTCTAATAACCCCCAGCCGATGTATGGCATGAAAAAAGGAGGCAAAGTGTCGTCCGCAAAAAGCGGCAAAACTGCCTCTGCATCGAGGCGCGGAGATGGTATTGTTCAACGGGGTAAAACTCGCGGCAAGATGGTATGAAAGACCCGCAGCAATCGCTCAAGGACTGGGGTGACCAGAAGTGGCGCACCAAGTCCGGCAAACCGTCTTCCAAGACGGGGGAGCGATATCTGCCTGAGAAAGCCATCAAGGCTCTCAGCCCAGCCGAGTATGCCGCTACGACTCGTGCCAAGCGGGCAGGCAAGAAGGCCGGGAAGCAGTTTGTGAAGCAGCCGCCCAAAGTGGCGGCAAAGACAGCAAGGTATCGGTGATGGCTACCACATCCGGCGCAAGCAGTTTTAACCTTGACCTGACCGAGTTGGTCGAGGAGGCGTTTGAACGCGCCGGTTCAGAGTTGCGCACGGGCTATGACCTCAAAACTGCCCGACGCAGTTTAAACATCATGTTTGCCGATTGGGCGAACCGTGGCATCAACCTCTGGACGATTGAGCAGGGCACGATTGACCTTGTGCCGGGGCAGAACACCTACGCTTTGCCGACCGACACGATTGATCTTCTGGAGCATGTGATCCGCACTGGGGCCAACGTGGCAGCAACTCAGGCAGACCTGACCATCACCCGGATCAGTGTTTCCACCTACGCCACGCTGCCCAACAAGCTCCAGCAGGCCCGACCGATCCAAGTCTGGGTCCAGCGGTACAACGGCCAGCAGAGCCCGACCGGCCTGTCCATCAGCGGCGGTGGAATCAGTGCCACCGTCAATCAGATTACCCTCAACTCTGTGGTTGGCCTGCCCGCCACGGGGTTTATCAAGGTTGACTCTGAAATCATCAACTACGGATACATCTTAGGGAATACCCTATACAACTGCTTCCGGGGTCAGGCCGACACCACAGCCGCATCCCACGCCAACGGGGCAGCGGTTTACTGGCAGCAGCTTCCTGCTGTCACGGTCTGGCCAACGCCGGACAACGCCCAGCAGTATCAGTTCGTGTACTGGCGTCTGCGCAGAACGCAGGATGCTGGTGGCGGTGTAAACGTCATGGATGTTCCCTTCCGGTTCATCCCGTGCATGGCGGCTGGCTTGTCCTATTACATCGCCGGGAAAATCCCTGGCGGCATGGAGCGACTGCCCATGCTGAAGGCCCAGTATGACGAGGCTTGGCAGTTGGCCGCCGATGAAGATCGTGAGAAGGCTGCGATTCGGTTCGTGCCCCGCCAGCAGTTCATTGGGAGCACTTACTGATGGGCAACAGGTTTGCCAGTGGTAAGTATGCGATTGCTCAGTGTGACCGCTGCGATCAGCGGTACATGCTTTCGCAACTTCGTCGTGAGGTCGTCAAAACCAAGAACTACGAACTGCTGGTGTGCCCGGAATGTTGGGACCCGGATCAGCCGCAGTTGCAGTTAGGCATGTACCCGGTGGATGACCCGCAGGGTTTGAGGAATCCTCGTCCAGACCGCAGCTACAGGCTTTCTGGGACCAGCGGATTGCAGGTTGAGGTGGGCTCGGGTCCATTGGGTACTGGAACGGTAGAGGGCGGGAGTCGCATATTTCAATGGGGATGGAACCCAGTTGGTGGTTCTTCATTTTTCACCGCAAACGAAACGCCAAACAACTTGGTGTTGTCGGTGAATTTGGGTACAGTTACAGTTGCAACGACATAAGGAGTCGATCATGATGGACGCAAAGAAGGCAGTGCATAAGCACGAAAAGGCCATGCACCCCGGCAAACCCATGACCAAGATGCGTGCTGGTGGCAAGACCAACAGCGACATGCTCAAGATGGGCCGCAATATGGCCAAGATTGCCAACCAGAAGTCCCCTGGCCGCAAAGGAGCCTAAGATGGCTACGTACAAACAACCTACAAAAGTAGCATCGGTTGTGGTAGGTGAAGAACCCGCCAAGACGACCATGCGCAAGGCCAATGTGGCTGTGGCCAACACCCGCAGTCAAGACTACCCGCCGATGAAAACCAGCGGCATCAAGATTCGCGGCACTGGCTGTGCAACTAAAGGTGTGATGGCTAGGGGTCCGATGGCATGAACTACGCTGCCCTGTCTGCTGCAATTCAGGACTACACCCAGAACTACGAAACGGAGTTCGTGGCGAATATCCCTGTCTTCGTCAAACAGGCAGAGCAGCGCATCTACAACACGGTTCAGTTCCCGTCGCTGCGCAAGAACGTCACAGGCTCGACTTCGACGAACAACAAGTACTTGGCGTGTCCTGGCGATTTTTTGGCCGCTTACTCTATGGCGGTTGTGACGGGCGTTACGGGCGGCAACATCAATACCGGCTCGTACGAGTACTTGCTCAACAAGGATGTGAACTTCATCCGGCAGGCATACCCAACGCCAAATGACACCGGGGTTCCCAAGTACTACGCGCTGTTTGGGCCGACGGTATCGGGCACGACGATCTCCGATGAGCTGTCTTTCATCCTTGGTCCGACCCCAGACGGCGTGTACTATGTTGAGCTGCACTACTATTACTACCCGGAATCAATCGTTACGGCGAGCACTTCTTGGCTGGGCGACAACTTCGATTCAGTTTTGCTCTACGGCTCTCTGGTCGAAGCGTACACGTTCATGAAGGGTGAGGCCGACATGATGGCTTTGTATGACGGCAAGTACAAGGAAGCCCTCATGCTGGCCAAACGTCTGGGCGATGGCCTTGAGCGCAGCGATGCATACCGCAGTGGTCAGTACCGCACACCCCCGCTGCCGCAGAATAATGGGGTGGCATGATGGCGCTCACTGGCAATTATTCCTGCAACACGCTGCGGTCTGGCCTTGCCAACGGCACGATCAACTTTGCCACCGACACGTTCTATTTGGCGCTGTACACCAACTCCGCCACGCTAGATCAGACCACCACGGCATACACAACGATTGGTGAAGCCTCTGGTGGCGATTATGTTGCCGGTGGTTTGGTGGTGACGGCCACCGTTGCAAGCCAAGAAACGGCAAGCGGCAGCACCACGTACGTCAATTTCTCGTCCCCCGCATGGACGGGGAACATCACGGCTCGCGGCGCGTTGATCTACACTCCCGGCGACAACGGTGCGGTGTGTGTTCTTGACTTTGGCTCAGACAAAACGTCTATCGTTTCTTTCACCGTACAGATGCCTGCCAACACCAGCACATCTGCTCTCATCCGACTTGTTTAAGGAGTATCCCATGTCGAACGAAATCGTAAAATCTGTTGATACCATGAGCGCCGGTCTGGTGGCAGGCACCCGTTCTGGCGAAGAGATGATGGCTCTGGGCCGCTTCAAAGTTCAGTGCTTTGACAAAGACGGCAACCTCAAGTGGGAAGATGAAAACCACAACCTCGTGGTAAACGTGGGTTTGCAGTACATGTGCGGCACGGCCCTGACCAGCGTGACTCAGATCACGACTTGGTACATCGGCCTGTACGGCGCTGGCGCATCCAACACCCCCGCTGCTGGTGACACGATGGCTTCCCACGCCGGATGGACTGAAGTTGTCCCGTACAGCAACGCCAACCGCCCGACCTGCACCTTTGCAACCGCAACGACGGCCAACCCGTCTGTGGCCACCAACTCCGCTTCTGTCGCGGTGTTTAACATCAATGCCACCCAAACTGTGGGCGGTGCGTTCTTGACCAGCGACAACACCAAGAGCGGCTCGACTGGTACGCTGTTTTCCGCAGCGGATTTCTCCGCCCCCGGTGACCGGGCCGTCACATCGGGCGACACATTGAATGTATCGTACTCGTTGTCACTTGCAGGTTAAAGGGGTCGTCGATGATCAAAATCGACTTTGAATTCCAAACCCCCCACGGTAAGTTTGCTGATGCTTTGCATCTGCCTGATGATCACACCTTCACGGATGCTGAGATTGAGGCGATGAAGCAGCAGCGTGTGGACAACTGGATTGCTGTGGTGACTGCTCCTCCTGCGGAAGAAGTGCCTCCAACTGAGGGGGTGTAACCGTGGCTGCAAGGTTCTGGGTCGGTGGTACGGGCACTTGGAACTCGACCAACACAGCTAATTGGTCTGCAACATCTGGCGGTGCTGGCGGTGCATCTGTTCCCGGCGCGGCTGACGATGTAACCATCAACACTGCTTCGATTACCGTCACAACAGATTACAACGTATCTGTAATTTCGGTTACGATTAACGCTTCCGCTGCGACATTAAGTCTTGGCGGTACGTTGACTTGCTCTGGTGCTATCACCCTTACCCAAGGAACCTTCACCACCAACAACTTCAACGTCACTGCAACAGCCCTATCGTCCAACAACAGCAACACCCGCACGATCAATCTGGGCAGCAGTACGGTTACGGTGACTGCAAACACGGCGATAATTTTTACCAGCACAACAAACATGACGTTTAATGCTGGAACGTCACAAATAAATTTGTCAGGAGCTACTGCCACCATTAATAGCGGTGGTTTGACGTTTTACAACGTATCTTTTACAGATACCACTGCTGCAACTCGCGTAATTACTGGCGCGAACACATTCAACAACTTAACCGTTTCTGGCCCAGCATCTGCTGGCGTTGTTCAACTCACTTTCGACTCTCGCCAAACCATCAACGGCACACTGTCCACCACAGGCACAGCAGGAAACCGCCGTGTTTGGTTCCGTGGTGCCACCTACGGCATTGCCCAAACCCTCACCATCAACAGCGCACCAAGCCTGACTGATGCTGATTTCCGTGACATCTACGTCATTGGCACTGCTGCACCGATCAGCGGCACAAGGATTGGCGATCTGCGTGGCATCAGGGGGATCACTGCGTCTACACCAAAGACGGTGTATTGGAACTTGGCAGGAGCGCAAAACTGGTCGGCAAACGGCTGGGCTACAACATCTACAGGTACACCATCCACAGACAACTTTCCGTTGGCTCAGGACACGGCTACGTTTACCAATGCCGGGAGTGTGACTGGCACGATTACGCTTGATGCTGCCATTCCATATACGGGCACTGTAGATATGTCTGGTCGGACAAGCGCAATGACGCTTGGAGGATCAACGGCCTATGAGGTGTACGGAAATTGGGTGCTTGGTAGTGGGGTAACTCAAAGCTATTCTGGTACTTTGTCATTTTCAGGTCGTAATACACAGACTATTACTAGCGCCGGAAAGACTCTTTCGAGCGCAATCACCGTAAATTCTTACGGCGGCACAGTTGAACTTGCTGATGCGCTGAACATTGGCAGCAACAGCCTCGCCGTCACCAACGGCACGTTTGACACCAAGAACTTCAACGTCACTGCTGGTTCTTTAACTTCCACTAACAGCAACGTCAGGACGATTACTCTGGGGTCGAGTACGGTGACGTTGAGTGGATCGTCTCCGGTAACTTTTACAACAAGCACAAACTTGACGTTCACTGCTGGAACATCACAGATTAACATGAGCAATAGCTCCACTTTTAGTGGAGGCGGCGTTTCTTTTTACAACATATCTTTTACTGGAACTGGCGCAGGAGTTGCTCACCAAATATCAGGAACAAACACATTTAACGCCATTACGGTAACAGCCCCAGCGTCTGCGGGTCTAACAGGGCTCTTGTTCAGTGCAAACCAAACCATCAACGGAACTTTGACCTGCGCTGGAGCCACAGCAGTACGCCGTATCTTCCTGCGCTCTGACACCCTTGGCACTCCCCGCACATTAACCGTCAACAGCCTGTCAGCCACTGACTGCGACTTCCGTGACATCACAATAGCTGGCACTGCTGCTGGCTCATCGCCTACCCGTGCTGGTGACTGCGGTGGCAATACAGGCATCACGTTCCCTGCGGCCAAGACGGTGTACTGGAACTTGGCTGGAAGTCAGAACTGGAGTGCTACAGCTTGGTGTCCATCGTCTGGGGGTACGCCTGACATCAATCAGTTTCCATTGGCTCAAGACACGGCTGTCTTTGATAACGCTGGTACTGTTGGCACTGTTACGGTTCAAACAGCATGGAACATTGGCACGTTAAATATGTCGGGCAGAACTACTGCTTGCACAATTGACTGGTCAAACGGCAGCCCGACTTATTACGGCGATGTGCTTTTAGGTTCTGGTGTAACACCGGGAACTATTGGTTTTTCCACTATGGGTAAAAGGGGAACGCAAACCATCACAAGTAGTGGGAATACGTGGAGTGGGGCGATGACTATCGACTCCGCGACAGGCACGGTACAACTGGCAGACGCTCTGACACTTATTGCTGCACGAACCCTAACCCTGACCAGCGGCACGTTTGATGCTGTGACGTACAACGTGACAACGGGATTGTTTACAGGCGCATTTTCAACTATTAAAACATTAAAAATGGGTTCCGGTACATGGACGTTAACAGGAACAGGCAATGTCTGGAATTTTTCGGGTGCGGCATCGTTTGTAAATTTTTATAAGGGAACCGCAAACATTATTTTGTCTGATACTAGTTCAACAGCAAGAAATTTTCAGGGTGACGGTCTTTCCTACAACAAACTTACCATCGGCGGCACAACGGGCACATCAACTCTGACCATCGGTGGCAACAACCAATTCACCGAACTAGCCTCCACCAAGACCGTAGCCCATACCATTGCCCTTGGCACAACCACACAGACCTTTGGCGCTTGGACGGTCACAGGCACAGCAGGTAACGTGGTCACAGTCACAGGTACTGCTGCTTTGACGATTGCTGGTGCAGCGGTGTCAGGCGTGGATTACTTGGCGCTTGGCACAACCACAGTCAGCGCAACAAGCCCCGGTGAGTTCTACGCTGGTGCAAACAGCACGGCAACTTCTGCGGCTGCTCCTTTGTACTTGACTGCCAAGCCTGCCGACAGCACCCGATACTGGGTTGGCGGCGCGGGCAACTGGAGCGACACGGCTCGGTGGTCTACGTCTTCTGGTGGCGGCTCTGGAGCCTCTGTGCCCCGCAGCCATGATGATGTGGTGTTTGACTCACTGTCCAACGCTACTGCCTACACGGCCACGGTAAATGCCGTCACTGGAGGCATCAGAACAAAGGCGCTGACGATTGCTGGGCCTTTGACGGGCAACCTGACGCTGGCCGGATCAACTGCAATTGTTGGTATTCACGGCAACGTGACGCTGCCCGCAACGGGCCTGACGAGGACGTACACGGGTGACATTACTTTATCTGGATCGGCTACGGGGCGTACACTGACAACCAATGGCGTTGTACTGGCATCTAGTGTTGTGCTTAACGGTGTAAATTCTGGCTGGACACTTGGAAGTGCTTTTGATAATACGGCAACCAGTGCAGATTTTACTGTTACTAACGGAACGTTTAACACTGGAAACTTCAATCTTACAACCAGAATTTTTTCCTCAGACAATTCAAACTCAAGAACAATAACATTTGGTTCTTCCACTGTTTTATTAAACTTTGCAAGTTCTCCTGCGCTTAATTTTGGCACAACTGAATCAGTTCGTGCTGGATTAACCTTTAACTCAAACACATCTCAGATTAATTTTTCTGGAGCAAGCTCTGGCATTTCGGGAAACAACCAAACGTTTTACAACGTAGCCTTTACCAGCACATCCGCAGGCACAGTTACCATCAACGGAGCAAACACCTTCAACAACCTGTCGGTCACAGGCATTACCTCTGCTGGCCTGAAGAACGTATCTCTCACAGCCAACCAAACCATCAACGGCACACTGACGCTTTCCGCTGGCACTAACGCCACGATGCGGCACTTCGTCCGCTCAGACACCATTGGCACAACCCGCACACTGACCTGCGCTGCTTTCTCAGGAACAGATGCAGACTTCCGTGACATCACCATTGCTGGTGCTGCTGCCCCTGTCAGTGGTACTCGTTTGGGTGATTGCAAAGGCAACAGTGGGATTACGTTCCCTGCGGCTAAGACGGTCTATTGGAACTTTGCCACAACGGCAAGCTGGAGCGGTGTTGTGTGGGCATCGTCAATTGGCGGCACACCAGACAACATTTATTTCCCTCTTGCCCAAGACACAATTGTGTTTCCCAGTTCTTCACCAAATAGCGGTGTAACTGTGAGTCTTGGCAACTCTTACAACATCGGCACGATTGATATGTCTGCCCGTACCAGCAACACAATGACGCTGGCAACGAGTACGAATACACCAGCAATCTACGGCAACTGGATCAATGGTACTGGCACAACGCTGACGGGTACGGGTGTGATGACCTTTGCAGGGCGTGGCAGCCAAACGATTACAAGTGCTGGCATTACGTTTACGCAACCTTTTACGTTTGACACTCCTGGTGGATCAGTCACGCTACAAGACAATTTTTTCCCAGGCAGAAACACAAGCGGTGCGGTCATTCTTACTTCTGGAACATTTAATGCTAATGGGTATAACGTTACTTTTGCTGGGTCAACTAGCGGGATGCAAAGCTCAGGAACAGCAATAAGGACACTTTCTTTTGGTTCTGGTACATGGACTTTTGCTGGAGCGTCTACGCCATTTACTGCTGTGTCTACCAACCTCACCGTCACAGGCACAGGCACGATCAGCCTCACCAATGCATCTGCCAAGACGTTTGCTGGCGGCGGCATCTCCTACTCAGGCATCACCCTTGACCAAGGCGGAGCTGGTGCATTGACCATCACAGGCAACAACACCTTTGCCAACATCACCAACACCTACAGCGCAACGGGTGCAACGAACATCACCATTGGCACGACAACGCAGCGTGTAACGCAATGGACGGCCACAGGGGCGGCAACTCGGGTTCTGACGGTACAGGGCACATCTGCATCCAGCCCCGGCACATTGATCCTGACAGGCGGCACAGACCCCAGCGTCGATTATTTGGCAGTCACTGGGGTACGGGCATACAGTCTTGATACCACATGGTATGCGGGGGCCAACTCAACCAACAACGGTTCGCTGGGCTGGTATTTTGAAGCTGGCGTGGTGGCAATTACCGCCACCATTTCTGAGACATCCACTGCAACCGATGCGGTATCTGCGGTACTCACATACGTTTCAAGCATCAGCGAAACGTCCACAGCAACGGACACTGTAGGCGCACCGGGCAGCACATTTAACCCCAGCCTGTCTGAAGCAGCCACGGCAACGGACGCTGTCGCAGGCACACTGACCTTGCTGGCGCAGGTGGCTGACGCCCTCACTGGCACAGACACTGTAGCTGCCACGCTTGCAATCAATCGTAGCGTTTCTGAAACTGCTACGGCAACGGACGCAACAGCAGGCAGGTTTGCGTTTGCCGGCATTATTCTGGAGTCCGCCACGGCCACAGATGCGACCAGCACAACTGGCACATTCAATCCCAGCCTTGCAGAAACCAGCACGGCAACCGACTCGGACAGCGCCAGCGGAGTGTTCAATCCCAGCCTGTCTGAAACCGCCACGGCTACAGACGCGCCCAGCACGGCCAACAACACGTTCAACCCAAGCCTTGCGGAAACGGCTACGGGGACTGACAGCCCGGTTGCCAATCTGAGTGTTGCTGGCGCTGTTTCCGAAACCGCCACTGCCACGGATACAACTCAATCGGTGGTAATTTTTGTGGGGGCAGTATCTGAAACTGCCACGGCAACTGATCTGATCAGCGCCCTGACTAACTTCTTGGGGCAGATTGCAGAGACGGCTACGGCAACGGACATTACGCTGGTGGCCCCGTCAGTGTTTGGCCCGCAGGTTCAAGAGGCTGTTGCCGCGCTGGACTTGGTGTCTACCTTTGCCACGTTCAATGTTCAGCTTGTGGAGTCCGCCACGGTGCTGGACTCCGTCATTGGGGCATTCCTGTGGAACCTGATCGACGACAACCAGAACCCCAACTGGGTGGTCATCTCGACCCCGCAGAACCCCGGTTGGTCAGTCATAGATGACAGCCAGAACCCGAACTGGCAAAATACCGACGCATAAAATACTCAAGCGCCAAGCTGGACTCAAATCCAAACAGTCTGATAAGGAATCCACATGCCAACATCATACACATCCCTTCTCGGTCTGGCTCTTCCGGTTACGGGAGAACTGTCCGGCACTTGGGGCGCTACGGTAAATGACTCCATCACTTCTTTGCTGGACACCGCTGTGGCGGGCACAACCAGCATTACGACCGATGCGGATATCACGCTAACGACCACCACGGGCGCGTCCAATCAAGCACGACAAGCGATTATTTTGTGGAGCCCTGCGTCTGGTACTACGACTCGCAACATTACAGCCCCCGCACAGTCCAAGATTTACACGGTGATCAACGCTTCTGGTGGTACGCAGTCCATCGTTTTCCGTGGCGTAGGCCCGACCGTAGGCCCGACAACTGGCGTGACCATCGTTAAAGGCGAGGCCGCTGTTGTTACATGGAACGGCTCTGACTTCATCAAAGTTAGCAACACCAGCGGCGCAGGAACATTTACCGACCTGACTGTTACGGGCAACCTGGGCGTTGGGACGAGTTCGCCGGTACAGAAGCTGGATGTCCGAAACGGCTACATCGTTTCCGGAACTTCCCCTTCTACATCTGGCAGCAAGATTCTTGGCGGCTACTACACAAGCGGACAACTCGCCACATTTGGCGGCGAGAATTCCAATGGTGGCCCAGTTATTGGCTACGGAGTTTGGCCCTCAACTTCTGCGGCCGGTTCGTTTGTAAGCTCAACCACCATCAATGTGGCTCGCGGTGCGTACACCATAGTTGGTGATCAGCATGTCTGGAGCGGCGGCGGTGCGCAAACCGTAGCTATTGATAGCGCGGTCACCACTTCTGAACGAATGCGCCTCGACGCCTCCGGCAACCTGGGTATTGGGACGAGTTCGCCGGGTTCAAAGCTGCAAGTTGTTGGTGAAGATCAAGTAATTCGATCACTTAGAGACACTGGCTCTGGCGGGCTTTCAGCCAACGACTATGGCGGTCGGATTGCCTTTGGTACTTCAGCCGGAGCCGGTACGGGATACATCGGGGGTCAGATTGGCATTATTGCCGACGCGGCATGGACGGCTGGGTCATCTCAACCATCAAGCCTTGAGTTTTTTACAGTCCCATCTGGCAGCACGACACTTACTTCACGTATGCGCCTTGACGCCTCCGGCAACCTCGGCCTGGGGGTGACGCCGAGTGCTTGGCCAACCACCGCGCCTGCACTGCAAATGCAGAACGGGTCGCTGAGTTCTTTGGGTGGGCCTTACGGTCAAGTCAACTTGACAAGCAATGCATATGCGAGTGGCAGCGGAGACATCGGCTTTACCACATGGCGATACGCTCGGGGCGCTACCGGAGATTTGGGTGCTGCTGCGCGGTACACGATGACCGGCGCTAACCACCAATGGTTCATTGCCTCCTCTGGCATCGCAGGCAACGCGATCACGTTTACGCAGGCGATGACGCTGGATCAGAACGGCAATTTGCTGGTGGGGGCGACGGATACAACTGTAGGCTCCGGAACGGGGCTGAAGCTAGTTGCAACATCAGGTGTAGCTGCGGCAAGAATGCAGATTGGGGACAGTGGAAGCACAGATAGCAATATCGGTTATTCAATGTATTCGACGGGCGCAGGTGCCTATCGGTTCTATGTTGGTTACGGTGGCACCATCTTTGCCACCAGCACCACAATTACTGCTATTTCTGACCAGCGCCTAAAAGAAAATGTTCAAGACCTTGATGTCGGCCTTGACAAGATCATGGCACTCAAGCCGCGCAAGTTTGATTGGAAACCCGGCAAAGGCAAAGACATCAAAGGCGACCGTGGTTGGATTGCTCAAGAGTTTGAGCAAGTGTTCCCAGACATGGTGGATCAATGGATTGACCCAGCGCCAGAAGGTGAAGAGCCTTACAAGGCAGTCAACGCTGACCTGATCCCTGTTCTTGTCAAAGCCATCCAAGAACTCAAAGCCGATCTCGACGCAACCAAGGCCGAATTGGCCGCACTCAAAGGAGCCTAAGCTGTGATCACTATCACTTGGACCATCACCGCGATGGACTGCCACCCGCAAGAAGGTGGCAACATTGATGTTGTCTTCAACGTCCACTGGACCTGCGCCGGTACGGATGGCACATACAACGCCTCTGTTTACTCCACCTGCTCGGTCCCTGCGCCGACTGGCTCCGCCTTCACGCCCTACGCAAACCTGACTCAAGAGCAAGTCTTGGGCTGGATTTGGGCTGACGGGGTGGACAAAGCAGCCACAGAAGCCGCTGTGCAGCAACAGATCAACAACCAGATCAACCCTCCGGTGGTTACGCCCCCGCTGCCTTGGGCGGCATAATTAATGAGGTCATACCGCTGGACCTGATAGCGGCAATGGCACGGAGAATGACATGGACGATCTTCGCGGCAATCTGGATCACGAGGTGACCTGTCATGGCATGGGCTGACGTACTCAAAGCAATCATCCCGATTGTGGTCATGTCATTGGCTTGGCTTCTCGGGGAGGTCAATTCGTTTTCTGAGCGCCTGACCAAGATCGAAGGCCAGATGCCTGCTCTCATCACCAAGGAGGGTGTGCCTACCGACAGCCCAATCAGTGCGGAGCGCAGGGCCATCATGAAAGAACAGTTGATGACCCACATCAATGATCTTCAGGTCAAAGTGAGACTTCTTGAAGAGCGAGAAAAACTCGGCAAGAAGTAAACGCATATGATCGACCCGATCACCGCCCTTGCTGCAATATCGTCAGCGGTTGAGCTTGTTAAAAAGGTCGCCGCGACGGTTGATGATGTCACCTCGCTCGGGCCGGTGCTGGGTAAGTATTTTGACGCCAAAGCCGACGCGATTGAAGTTGTTCAAAAGTCGCAAGAGGGTGGGTTCAAGGGGTCGGCGCTGGGCAAGGCGCTTGAGTTGGAGATGGCCATCGAGCAGGCAAAGCAGTTTGAAGAGCAGATCAAGATGCTGTTTTTCCAGGCAAACAAAATGGATGTCTGGGTTCGGATTGCTGCTCGGGCGCAAAGGATGGAAGCCGACGCGGCACATGCAACACGGCGCAAAAAAGAAGCCCAAAAGAAACACGAACAGGAAATGGAAGAATTGTTTGTCGTGGTGATTGGCATCGTCGTGGTGTTCGTCACTGTCGGCGCAACCGTCTGGTTTATTATGGAAGCAACCGCACAAGGAACAAGATAATGCTGTCACTCATCTCTACCCTCGGCGGCCTGCTGATCAGCGGCCTGCCCAAACTGCTTGAGTACTTTCAAAACAAGGCCGACCAGAAGCACGAACTTGCCCTGGCCAGGATGCAGAACGAACGGGAGCTTGCCCTTGCGGCTCAGGGCTACGCCGCCCAGCAGAAGATCGAGGAAATCCGCACCGATCAGGTCATGATGCAGACCGAAGCGCAGATGACAGAAGCTGCGCTTAAGCACGATGAAAAGGTGCTCGACAGGGCTAGCCAGTGGGTTGCCAATTACGTCGGCACCGTGCGCCCGACGGTGACGTACATCTTCGTGCTGGAGTTGGTGCTGATCAATCTGTTCCTGTGCTACTACCTGTACACAAACCCCGGCATGATCAAGAGCATGGACGACGTGCTGCGCTACTCGGACATTATCTTCAGCCCTGACGAAATGGCCATGTTGGGTGGAATTATTGGGTTTTGGTTTGGTTCTAGAAACTGGAACAAAAAGTGAAACTGAGCAAGGTCGGCGTTGACTTGATGCACAAGTACGAGGGGTGTAAGAACCGCCCGTACCTGTGCCCGGCGCACATCTGGACAATTGGCTACGGCCATGTGCTGTACCAAGAACAAATTCGCCTGCCCATGATGCGGCCAGAAGGCAAAACCAAGGCCGACATTCCCATGATCCGCAGTGAGTACCCGCTCAAACCGGAGGACAATCGTGTCTGGTCCAAGCAAGAAATTAATGATCTCTTCGACGCGGATGTCGCAAGTTTTGAACGTGGTGTTCTTCGACTTGTTCCCGGCAGTGTTGGCAGTCAAGGCCGCTTTGACGCTCTGGTCAGTATTTCCTTTAATTTCGGGCTAGGCAATCTCCAGCGCAGCAGCATCCGCATGAAAGCCAACCGAGGCGATTGGGAAGGCGCAGCAGACGCTTTCTTGCTTTGGAACAAGGGCGGGGGTAAAGTGTTGGCAGGGTTGGATCGCCGCCGCAAGGACGAACGCGCCCTCTTTTTGTCGTAGGACAGCCATGCCACTCCAAAAACTTCAACTGCGCCCCGGCGTCAACAGAGAGTCAACCACGCTGGCCAATGAGGGTACGTGGTTTGAGATGGATAAGGTGCGCTTTCGTTCGGGATACCCCGAAAAGCTTGGCGGCTGGGTTCGAGATAATGGTGCGCAGGACAGCGGTTTGATGCCGCCCACCGGGTCTTTTTGGGGTGTTTGCCGCTCCCTGTGGAACTGGATTACCCTTTCTGGTTACAACCTGTTGGGCTTGGGGACTAACCTCAAATTTTATGTTCAAAATGGCGTTGACGGCAATTTTTACGATGTGACTCCGCTGCGAGAAACTGTCACTATTTCGTCTAATGCCTTTACCACAACCAACGGCTTGACCACTGTTGTTATCAACGATACGGCTCACGGCGCGATAACAAACGACTTTGTGACCATTTCTGGGGTATCGGGTCCAGTAAATGGTATTCCGGCAGCGGACCTTAATAAAGAGTTTCGCATTACTTATTTGACATCCAACACTTACAGTATCACGGTTGCAACTCAAGCCACATCCTCTGGCACCACAGGCGCGGCCACCTTTGCCTACCAAATTACTCCAGGCGAAGAAATTGAAACAGTGGTTGTTGGTTGGGGCGCTGGTGGTTGGGGTGGCACAACGCCTGGATTTGCGCCAACGGGTTGGGGACAGTCTGCCGCATTGACGCAGCTTCGGCTTTGGAGTCAAGCCAATTATGGTCAGGACTTGGTCATAAATCCGCGTGGCGGTGCGTTGTATCTTTGGAAGGTCAATGTCAACCCGTTAATTTATGACCGCGCTGTTTTGCTGTCACCAACAAGCCCATCACCCTACACGACGGACTCTGGATGTCCAGCGGTCGCCAACGCCGTCGCGGTTTCCGACGCTTCGCGTTTTGTGATTGCTTTTGGCTGTAACGATTACGGCTCTGTGGAGCAAGACCCACTGCTTATTCGCTGGTCGGATCAGGAGGATTACGCCGTCTGGAACCCTGCTGCGACTAATCAAGCTGGCAGCTATCGCCTGTCCACTGGGTCAAGCATTGTTGCTCACCAGCAAACCCGTCAGGAGATTCTTGTCTGGACTGATGCCGCGCTGTATTCCATGCAGTACCTCGGCCCCCCTTATATTTGGGGATTTCAGGTTTTAGGCTACAACATATCAATCGCTGGGCCCAACACCACCGCAACGGCATCCAACATCACATATTGGATGGGGTTGGACAAGTTCTACATGTACTCCGGTCGAATTGAGACCTTGTACTGCCCGCTGCGTCAATACATCTTTGGCGACATTAATTTGAATCAGCAGTATCAGTTCTTTGCGGGCACGAATGAAGGCTACAACGAAATCTGGTGGTTTTACTGCTCTGCAAACTCAACCGTCATCGACAAATACGTCATCTACAACCACTTGGAGCGTATCTGGAGCTATGGCAACTTGTCGCGCACAGCATGGCTGGACACCCCATTGAGGGACTTCCCATCTGCTGCGGGGTATGGTGGGAATTTGATCTACCACGAGAGCGGCGTGGACGATGGCAGCACCAACCCGCCAGCGCCGATCAGTTCCTACATTCAGTCTGCCGACTTTAATATCGGTGACGGGCACAACTACGGCTTTGCGTGGCGCATGATCCCCGACATCACGTTCGACGGGTCGTACGTCAACAACCCACAGGTGACGTTTACACTGCGCCCTCGCCAGAACCCAGGTGCCGATTACAGCACCGCAGATACGCCGACAGTGACCAGCGCCCAAAACTACACCGGGCAGAGAAACTACACGGTGCAACAGTTCACGCAGATTGTTTACACGCGCATCCGTGGGCGGCAGATGGCGTTTAAGGTCAGTTCTGATGGGCTCGGGGTTAACTGGCAGTTGGGCGTCCCGTCGCTTGATGTGCGTCCTGATGGTCGCAGGTGACCTATGACCCTAATCGTCACATCAGAGTTTGAACTCAACCGGGTCGTTGCACCCCGTCTGCCGACCGCGCCTATTGAGTATGAGAAGCGATATCACGATCAGTTCGCTGATGTCCTGCGTCTGTACTTCAACCGACTCGACAACATTTTGGGGCAACTCGTGGCAACTTTAGACACCATCCCCGTCTCCATTGGCGGCACCAACGTAGATGCCTTCGGGCGGCTGCGGGTAAGCGAACCATACACCTTGTTTGATAGCCAGAGCCGCTACGCTGCGGACAATCAATTCAGCACATCTACGTCTGGCACAGGGACTTCCACGTTTAACGCCAATCAATCGAGTGTCAGCATGGCTGTAACTGGTGGCGGTGTTGGCTCTGTTGTGCGGCAGTCGTTTCGCAACATGCTGTACCAGCCCGGCAAAGGCTTGCTCGTCTTGGCCACGTTCCAAATGGACAACGGCGAATCTGCAAACCTTAACCAAAAGGTGGGGTACTTCGACACACAAAACGGCGTGTTTTTTCAGCGCACATCCGGCATCAACTCTTTTGTAATGCGGTCCTACACGAGCGGTTCAGTAAATGACTCAAGGGCGTTTACGCAAGCAAATTGGAACGGTGACAAGCTCGATGGCACTGGGGCTTCTGGCCTGACCCTTGATTTGACGCACCCGCAGATTTTGTGGATGGATTTTGAATGGCTGGGTGTTGGCTCGGTGCGCTGCGGCTTCATCATCAACGGTCAATATGTTGTCTGCCATACCTTTGATACGGCCAACGTGTATGGCACGACCGTTTACATGACCACGGCTATCCTGCCCGTGCGGTATGAAATTACCACCACAACTGCCGCAGTTGCAGCCACGCTCACTCAGATTTGTTCGTCTGTAATATCTGAGGGCGGCTTTGAGGCTACGTCAATTGAGCACGTTGCCAGACGTACAACCGTGCTTGGCACCATAAATACCGCCGCCAACTTTCTGCCGGTTGTTTCGATTCGACTAACATCAACGTCTCTGGGCGCTGTCGTGCTTCCAAACAGGATACAGTTTCAGCCAACGACGTCCCAGAACTATGAGATTGCCTTAATCAAAAACCCGGTCCTTACAGGGGCCACATGGGCTGCAACAGTGCCTTCTGACAGCAACGTTGAGTTTGATGTTGCAGCTACGGCGATTGCCACGGCGGGCACGATTGTTCAAACCGCCTACATCTCAAGCTCTGGCGGTGGCGGCCAAGCCGACACAATATCGCCAACTGGATTTAACTGGGATCAGCAGCTTGGGGTGTCTTTGACCAGCGTCAGCGACATCTATACATTGGGTGTACGCACCATCTCCGGCGCTACGACAGGCGATGGGGTTGGCTCTATTTCCTTCTACGACCTGACGCAGTAATTGAACAAATAAACCCCCCATGATAGACTCGTTTAAACCCTTTTTCGTGAGGCAACCATGAGCCTTCAACAAGCCGCCCAGTACTTGGCAGCGCAGGGGCGTGGCCCCGACACAATGCTTGTTCACATGACCCCTCGGGAGGTTGCTGGACTCGATGAGCTTGCAAGAGCTTATTACGGTCGGTCGTTGCCCACCAACCCAAAGACTGGCCTCCCAGAAGCAAACTTCCTTAAAAAAGTTGCGCTTCCTATGTTGGCTGGCGCTGTTTTGGGGCCCGCTGGGTTTGGTTTAACTGCTGGGCAAGCGGCTTTGACGGCGGGCGCAATCCGTGGTGCCACCTCTGGCAGTCTTGAGAAGGGTATTGCGTTTGGTCTTGGTGCTTATGGTGGCGCGGGGTTGTCCGGTGCTCTGTTGAATACGGGTACGCAAATGGCGGCAAACACTGCCGTTGCCGGAGACCTTGGGGCCGCAGCCGGAGATTCTGCTCTAACCGCTACGCAAGCAGCGCAAGCGGCAAAAGCTTCTCCTCTTTCGACTATGGGCCAAGGGGCTAAGGGTCTCTTTGAGAAAGAAGGTCGAGATATATTCATGAAGGAAGCTGGCGGCCTCTCCGGGCTCTCCCAGTACGGCATGGCAGCCGCTGCCCCGGCGCTGATGGCCCCACAAACAACCACGCCCATGCCCACATCAAATGGCGTGAGGCGGCAGTACTATTCATTTGACCCCGGTCGCAGACAAGACCCCGAAGCAGGTTACACGGGGCCAAGGTCTGGAGAGCGCACGTACTTCAACCCCACGTTTAGACGCCTCCCAGAACCAGGGATGGCTGAAGGCGGATCAACAAGCCGATTCAGTGGAAATGCATATTTAAACAACCTTGCGCGGCAGTCTGTTCCAAGCCCGACAGCCGGGCTTACTCCTCTTGAAAAACCATTTGAAAGCGAAGAGGAGCATGAGTACATTTACGACCCGATTACTCAACGTTTTAGACGCGCCAAAAAACCAAAAAAACAAGATGACAACAAGCTTGGCAGTTCAGTGAGCGACCAATTTCCTCCCTTGGATACTGGTGGCGGGATCGGTACTGGCATGGATTCAGGTAGTACGCTTGGCGATTTTGGCCACAGCATGGGCGATGCCGGTGTTGGCGCAATTAGTCTTGGTCAGGGGTTGTCTGCACTTGGGGTTGGGCTTGGGTTTAACGCGGGGGCGACTGGAAGTGGGCGCGGGGGTTGGGGGGATGCAATATCAAATTACGGCATCGACCAGCTTGGCAGAGCAGAGGCTCAGGCTGCTGCTGACAGCACCGCGTATGGCCGAGGGCCAACTGGGGACGCTGCTGCCGCCGCCGCCGCTGCTGCTGGTTACGCTGCCGCTGATGCCCAAGCCGGGGATGCAGCTTTCGGGGGTGCAAGTTTTGGCAATACCGCTGCAAGTAACAACACCGCAGGATTGAGTGCTGCTGCTGGTGATTCTAATGCTAGTACCAGTGGCACCAGGGGGTTAGGGTCGAGTACTGGCAACACTGCGGGCCTGGGCAATGCCGCTGCGAGTAGCAACAACGCAGGATTAGCTGCTGCCCTCGCTGCCGCAGAGATAAGCGCGGCAATGGATGCAGCATCTGCGCAGGCGGCGGCAGATCAAGCCGCTGCTGCTGCTGCTGCTGAGTCGATGGGTAGTGCCTTGGCGGCAGATCAAGCTGCTGCCGCTGCTGATGCCGCTGCCGATGCCGCCTCCGCCGATGCTGCCGCTGGTGCGGCGGGTGCTGCCGCTGGCGCTGATGCGGGCTCTGGCTTGGGGTATGGTGGTGATGGGTATGGTGGCACTGGGGATGGTAGCGGGGGTTTTTACGCCGAGGGTGGCACTATTAACCGCAACATGGGCGGCATCAGTTCTTATGCTGGCGGCGGCTACAACCTCGGGGACTACTCTGACGGCGGCAGGCTGCTGCGTGGCCCTGGTGATGGGGTGTCCGACTCCATCCCTGCGGTGATTGGTCAGAGGCGTCCTGCGCGGCTTGCTGATGGCGAGTTTGTTATTCCGGCCCGCATCGTCTCTGAGCTTGGGAATGGATCAACTGAGGCGGGCGCTCGTAAGCTTTACGCCATGATGGATCGCGTGCAGCGGGCGCGTGGAAAAACCACTGGTAAGGGCAGGGTGGCCAAGAATACCCGTGCCGACAAATACTTGCCCGCATAAATATTGCAAGGAGCATTTAAATGGCTGAAGCAACGCAAACCTCAATTTCAGACTTGCCGGAATGGGCCAGAGGTTATGGCCCGCAACTATTGGGGTTGACAGAAGCTGTTGCATTCCAAAAGCAATACAACCCCGAAACCAAGCAGTACGACATCGTCGGACCCTCGGAGTATCAAAAATATGGCGGGGAGAGGATTGCGCCATTCTCTGGTTTGCAGGAGAAGGCGTTTGAGCGTGCTGGCGAAATGGGGACTTCGTCGCAGCTTGGTTCGGCAACAACAGATACCCAGACCGCCATAAACAAGGCGCTCGGCACAAGTTATGACCCGTATCAGATGGGTCAGTTTACTGCGAGTACTGCCGCGCAGTACATGAATCCGTTTGTTGAGGCGGCGATGGCACCCCAGCTTCGGGAAGCCCAACGCTCCTCAGAAATGCAGCGCATGTCCGATCAGGCCCAGGCGGTTCGATCTGGTGCATTTGGCGGCAGCCGTCAGGCGATTGTTGAAGCCGAGCGGCAGCGCAATCTGGGGATGCAGCAGGGGGACATCCGCGCCCGTGGGTATCAAACTGCTTTTGATCAAGCCCAGCAAAATTTTGCCCGTGAGCAGCAGCTTCGTGAGCAGTCCCGCCAGTACGGTGCTGGCCTGGGTATGCAGGGCATCGGACTTGGCTTGCAGGGCGCTGGTCTTATGGGTCAGCTTGGTCAGGCACAGTTTGGCCAGGGCAGAGACATTACGAACTTGCAGGCGCAGCTTGGCACCCAGCAGCAGCAGGTTGGACAGCTAGACCTGAACCAGAAGTATCAAGACTTCCTGAACCAGCAGCGGCATCCGTACCAGCAGTTGGAGTTCATGTCGAACATGTTGCGCGGCACCCCAATGGGCACTGTCAACACAATGTACGCCCAGCCGCCCAGCACATTGGGTCAGATTGCTGGCCTTGGCACTGGCTTTCTTGGTTTCGGACAAGCCGCAAGAATGTTTGGCAACAAAGAGGGCGGCCAAGTCAAAGAGTATGCCGATGGCGGCAGTGTCACCAGCGACTACAACATCGACAACATCATTGACAGGCTCAGTGACGCTCAGTTGCAGCAAGCCCGCATGGCGGCCATCAACAACAAGGATATGCGCCGCCTTCAGGCCATTGACGAGGAGTTGGCAGAACGAGCATCGGTGCGATCCGGTCTTGGTGGTGCGTTTAACTCGCTGCCGGAAGAAACCCAGGAGTCTGTCACCAACATGGCCGAGGGTGGCATCGTTGCCTTTGCCGGACCAAACGAAGCCAACAACTACAACCTTGTCGAAGACCCTCAGTTCGGCGGTTCGTCTTCTGGTTCGGCAGATATGGATCGGCTTCGGATTGAATCTGAACGCGCTCGCCGTGCAGCGCAAGAGCATGAGGCGCGGATGAAATTTTTGAGGGAATCAGCCCCAGAAACTTATCAGCGACTGCTGACAGAGCAGCCAAATGCGCCTGCTCAGACTGCTCCCGCTCGGGTCGCTCCAGCGCAGGCTCCACGCACCGCCCAGGCCGCTCCTCAAGCCGCAAGGCGTGATGAGCCTCGCAGATCAGCAACCATCACGAGGCAAGAAGCCAGGAGTGCGGTTGAGACAATTGCTCAGGGAAACAATGTTGAAATCCCCAAGGATGACACAAAGGAACTTACTGAACAGTTCATGAAAGAGTTCAGCGCCAAGTCAGCGCCTGAGCGAGCAGAAGTTAAGGCCGACTTGGAGAAGGCCAAAAGCCGTGCCAAAGAGATTGAGGCTCGGGGCATTGGTGAGGCAATGATGAGGTTTGGCTTTGGTATGGCCGCAGCAGCTTCAAAACCCGGAGCGGGTACTGGGCTGGGTGGGGCGCTTAGATCAGCAGCGGCAGCCTCTCCAATCTTTGCGGAGTCTCTGGCGGAAACCAATAAGCTCAAGCAAGCGGCAGAGGACAACTACACCAAGCTGCGCATGGAGAACAGGCGTTATGAGAACGCCCTTGATCAAGGCAACATGCAGCTTGCCTCCAGCTTGGCAAACAACATCAACCAGCGCAAGCTTGCCCAGGCAAACCTTGAGCGTCAGATTGTTCAGCAAGACCGCCTGTTTGAGTTGGAAAAGCAAAAGGCAGCTTTTGCACGGTCGCAGGCTGGACGCCCTGGATCATCCCTGGAGATGGCCTACAACGTCCTTCGTGCTGACCCCAAAAACAAGGACAAGAGCAATTCCGATCTGCTTGAAGACGCCGCAAGAAAGGTTGGCTTCGCATCCAACTATCGCACAGATGTTTCAGCGGACATCAGGCGTCAAGACCAGTTGCGCAAAGATTTGGGTGAAAACATGGAATACAAAAAGTTGGGAGTTCAAATGGCCACCGCAAAAACACCAGAAGAGCGTTTGTCCATCCAGCAAAGAATGAATGTCATTGAGGCAGATGCCGCTAGGAAAATTGGTATTCAGCCCAGCGGTGGTGTAGGATCGCCCACTCAAGTCTATCGGTTTGACTCAAAAGGCAACCCTATTCAATGAGGTTTAAATGACGATCAGAGCCGAACTTGCCGATGGTCGAGTCCTTGAATTTCCCGATGGAACAGACCCCGGAGTAATTCAGGCGACGGTCAAGCGAATGATTGCCGCCCCCCAGGGGGCGCAAGATTTTTCTCAGGTGCCAACTGCTGAATTGGAGGCGATGCCAAGTGCGCCGACTTCCATCTCTGACATTGCTCGGTCTCTTGGGATTGGCGTCGTTGGTGGCGCAAAAGCGTTGACTGATGTTTTTGGCGCTGGCTCTACTGCGTCAGAGTACCTGGGTGAAACCGCAAGAGAGCTTCAAAAGGGTTTGACACCGGCCCGTCAGGCTGAAATTGCCAAACGCCAAGAACTGGAAAAACGAGCCGCCGAATCTGGTGACACGCTCAAAGAAGTCAAAACATTCCTTGGTGGTGTTGCCGAGGCACCTCTACAGTCGTTGGTTCAAGGTGTTGGCTCTTCTGCGCCAACCTTGCTTGCGTCATTGGCTGCCATCCCTGCGGGAGCGCCAGCGGGCTTGGCGCTTGGCGTGGGCATTATTTCAAGAGCCGCCCTTGGAGCTGCTCAAGGCGTTGGCGAACAAAAAGGCTCCATCCTTGATGAGGTTGAGCAGGCTTACATAAAGGCTGGCTACGAAAAAGAGCAGGCCAGGGAGCTTGCCCTTAAGGCTCAGGAGTACTCACAAGACAAGGCCCTTCAATTTGGCGGGGCCGCCCTTCTTGGCGCGTTGGATGCGTTTACCGGGATGGAGAGCGGCGTTTCAAAAGCCGCCCGCGCCGCAGCCTCCAAGAAAATTGCTGGCGCAACAGCCGACAAAATTGTTGAAGGATTGCCCGAGAAAGAGCTTGCACGCCCAGGCGTCATTGGTTCCGCTGCACGCTCCGCAATTGGAGAGGCCCCGCTTGAAGGCGTTCAGGGTGGCTATGGCCAATACTCAACCAACCTAGCCCTCATCAAAGAGGGTTTGCTCGATCCTGATTTGGCCATGCAGGGCGTTTACGGTGCTGCCGCCCGTGACGCAGCAGTTGGCGCATTGACTGGTGCCGCGTTTACACCTGTTGAACAAGCCAATAGGATGCGCGAATACCAAATGGATCAGGCTCTTCGTCAGCAACAAGATGCTGGCCTTGCCGTTTCCGAAGAAGAGCTTGCCCAGCGGTTCCCCGATGTTCTTCCTGGCGGTTTCAAGATCAACCGCGAAGAGCTTGGCACTGAGACTGTGCCGCAGGGCTTCAGCATCATGGCCGAAGGCAGGGATGAACCCCTGTCTGTGGTTGATACCCAAGATGAGGCCAATGCCAAGCTTGAAGCTCTGACCAAAATCAGGGAGCAAGAGCGCGAGAAAATCCTCAAGGACGAAGAAAAGATCAACGCCGATGTCAAGAAGTCCAGAGACAGGCTGGAGTATCTTGAGGCCACCGAACAGACCGGCACGGACGAGTATCAATCACTGAAGGCTGAACTGCCTAACCTGATGGACGAGTCGGCGCAGAAGATCAAGGACTTGTACGAGCGGTCTGAGTCGCTGTCCAAGCCC